AACTCTTTTAAAGAGTCCTCATGATCGCTGGTTTGCGAGAGTCTTGAAACCTTGACGAGTAACATGCACATTGCGACCTGCTCAGGCGAAATATAACTGTCAAAGTAACCCGACCATAGTTCGGATATACGGCGGTGATTGAGAGACGCGTTACCGTAGATATGACCTCTGTCCGACAAAGTAATCCGCACTTCATCTAATAAGTCCTCAGTTTTTTTCATAGTCAAAAACCGCCCTTGACTTCATTCGTTGTAGTTTTTGTTGGTGTTCTAAACTGGCTTTCCATCCTGACGAACGACCAGCCCAAAATCCTTCAAGCCTAAAGCGAGCGCAACGAACATTCCAGCAACTGTCCATAGTGCAGCATTCATGATTTGACCCTTTCCTTTTCAATATAACTTGCAATCAATGAGTATAGTTTTGCCCTTAAACTTCGGTTTGAGTCCTCAGGTGATTCACCTATCGAACTAAACTTGCCCAAAACATTTTCGGTGGTTGACATGTATTGGTCAGTATCTGCCAAGTAAACCAATTTAAACTTGGAAGTTGCAACGCTCTCAACTACCTCGATCATACTGTCAGCCATGACCCTGCATAATTAGTAGTGATTATTGGCTGATCAAATTTAAGATCATAATTGGCTTGATACTCAAAACCTTCTTGCTCTAGGTATTTGATTGCCAAAACTAGGGCTGCGCTATTTTCAACCCAGTAAATATATTCATGCTGAAAATTAGGCTCATCGTCAAACCTAGTAATCTGCACTTCCCAGTCAATGCCTTTAAACTGCATTTGACTTTCTGTCAGCCTTTCAAAATCCTTGGCTGTTAGTTTCATATTGTCCTTTCCGTTACACCAAATCCGTTAATTTGGATAAGTAAAGGATGACACAAAGAACCGACACTCACAAAGGAAGCGCCGGCGTGTTTTATAACGATTTGATAACGAACCCTAAAGGTTAACCGTAGGTTTTACCTTCAACGGTGAAACTGCCTGATCTATCTATTGGCACAAATACAGGGGTCACCTTAGTATCTTTAACATACATTAAGCCAAATCCTTGTTGCCAGTTGCCGCTTCCACCTTTTAGGTAACGGGCAGATTTGAAATCCATTAAATTGCCAACCTCAAGACCCCATAAGGTATGCCCTATTTTGCCCCCTGAGGACGCCGTAATCGCAGATAAACCCGCACGATGAGTATGTCCACACACCACACTTTTGCCATGCCTTATAGCCAATCCTAGGGCTGTTTGACCACCCTTTTGAGACATAGAGCCTTCGTCGCCATGAAGGATAATCCAATTGGGGGCAATAGGCATAGGTTTACGCCAAAATTTAATCCCAAGGGAGTCAAGCCCAAGCCAATTTTCGAACCTTAATTCAGGTAATGCACCGAAAGCGGGCAACCTAGTTTTGATTGAGTTCCATAATCGGTCTGTGTGGTTAGACCTGACCATGTCAGTTACCTGAAGTCGTTCTAATATCTTTTGAGTAAGTTTGCGATCTCGGTCAAGTGTGCCAGCAAACTCACCCGCCAATCCTCTTTCCCATTTAGATAATTGAGGGAGGTCAATTTCGTCTCCGACCGTTGCGACTTGATGAGGCTTCCATCTAGCAATAAATCGTGCAAGGTTTCTAACTGCAATTGGGTCATGGTATGGAATTTGAAGGTCTGAGATCAGAACAATTCGCTTAATTTAGTCCTCGTCCTCGTAGGGGTCATGGTCAGGATTAACAGGATTAAACTCCGGTGTTGTTGGTGTTAACCAATCAGGGAAAGTATTTTTATCACACATACCCATTGCCTGATCTACCGGAAACCCTGCTCGTCTTAGGCTCAAGTAATACTCACGAACACTTATTGCGTAACTATCTAAGCGGGTAAGAACCTGCTCGTGCTGATACTTACCTTTGCGGCGAGTGATCTTTCTTTTTTTCTTTTGAGCCATAGGTACAGTTTACTTTCTATCGGTGACAATCCTCAGTAATTCCTCTTGGCGAGTTTCAATTCTTGCTAGACGATCAGCAAGAGAACTTCCAGCATTAGGGGTTAGAGTCCACAACCAACCTTTAATAAGATAACGGAGACCCAAAAAGAAACTTGTTAATACGGCGGAGACGGCGGCGGCTAAACCACCCCATGAAACGGCGTCCATTATTTCGCATTGATTCCGTAGTCAACCTCAGTACCTGAGGAAGGGTCAACGGCTTTAGCAATAGGGGCGACGATAGCGCCTAAGAGTGTTGCATATGCCGGATGGATGTCAGCGACAATCGCAAGCGCAACAGTTATTCCGGAAGCGAAAACCGCTCTTAAATAAGACTTAAGTGCAGCCTTATGCTTTTTTGATAACTTCATTTGTTCCCCCTAGTAGTGGTATATTAAAAGGTTTGCCATTTTGGTTTTCTTTGAATGAAATATGTATATGTTTCATATGGGGATTCAAACCGCGATATTTGACCCAACGCCAAAAGGATTTAGCAGAACAAATCTTGCCCATAAAAATTATATAAAGAATGCGTCGATCACCTTGTTTTGCTGCAAGTCTAATTTGATCTGCCAAATAGATTGCAATTCCTTGTTCCTCAGATAAGCCAGCGTCAATGTCCAATGCGCATACCTCACCCTGCCCGTTGGGATTGTGCTGACTAACTCTATTTGAGTGACGCAGATCGCCAATCCATCCATCAAGACGCTTGGCACGATTTGGGAAACTATCATTTACCTGTTCCCTAAATTGATAAGCCGCTTTTGATAACCATGGTTTCATAATTTTATGTAGCACAATCTTGAGGGATTGTGTCGTTAGCCTAGAAGAAGTTTTGCCTCATCCTCTGTAATACCTAGCCGTTCTAGCAGGGCTGCCTTTTGGGTGGCCTTTGCAGTATCTTGCTCTGCCTTCCAAGCATCATATTTGGCAAAACCATCTTCAAATTGTTTTTTGGTAATTGGGGCTTTATCAACATTTATCCAAGTAATTGTGTCAAAATCATCGTTTGACATTGACCATTGAACATCTGGGCATAAAAATTTAAGAACTTCGGTTGCTTTTGTTATCATTATGCTCCAATTTCAAATAAAGTAATAGATGCAACTTCGGTTGCACTACCTAAATAATTCCAATAACTAGTATATGAATTTTGATTTTTCATTTGTAGTTTGTATGTTGTAGCAGATGTGGTGGCTGGACTATCTAAAAAAAACATTGTGTATGGGTAAGACCCATCTTTGTCGCCAGATATGGCAAGATTAAATAAATAATCATTTGCAAAAACATCTGTCGCGCCTCTTACTAATTTAATTCCAACATTATTCGCATTTGTGCCACCGCCTCGATAAATAGTTGGCGAATTCCAAATTGCAAAAATTTTGCTTGTGTTTGCTGTTGGAGTTATCGAAATTGATAAACCTGTGATATCAACATACGAAGTTGAATTTGTGGAAAAAAATGCAGTTGTGGTTGCTTGAACAACTTGCTTTAATTTACCACCACCAGAAGCCGTAACCCACTTCAAACCAGTCGTTTCCGCACTATCCGCTACGAGTGTGGTGCCGTTTGCGCCTACTGTGAGTTTAGAGAAAGTATCTGCACCAGTACCGACAACTAAATCGCCCTTAGCGTCAATAGCGGTTGCCATAGAGTTTGTTACGGTAACAGTTCCCGAAGTACCACCACCGCTAATTCCTACGCCCGCAGTTACGCCCTCAATGTCTCCGGTTGCACCTGAAGCGACCCATGCGCTACCTGAGTAATACCATAAAGAATTGTTATCTTTTGTATAAGCAAACTGACCCTCTTGAGGTGAGGTAATTGCTGCGTCTCTAGCAGTTGCGTCGGCAAAAACTAAAACGCCCTGCATTAAATAACCGTTAACATCCGCCGCACTTAATACATCGCCGGTATTGAATGTTTTAAAACCTAATCCTGCTGCCATAGTTTGATCTCCCTAGTCTCTAATTATACCTTAGTAGGACAAAATATCCTCACCTATTATGCCATAGGTGCTGTTTCCAATTATGAACCCATCTGTTATTGGCTCGAGTGTAGTAAAGTTTCCAAGAAATGAGTTTGGAGTGATTTCCCAATTAACCCCTTGAATTTGTAAATTCTTAACAATGGTTGAGCCATCGGGCTGAATGTTGGTTATTACCACATTGTCAAAATAGTCTAAGTCAAGCATTGTTCCGTTTGGCACTAATGGGTCATAAAGGTCAACGCTCATTTGATCAATTCGAATGCTTGTCGTCGATCTAGTTCCGACATAGATTGCGGCTATATTGGCTGCCTCAGTATCAGTCTGCACGACTAAATCGCTAAAGTTAACAACATGCGGGAAGTACTCGGCAAGCGAAGCGGCGTCGGTGTAGGTCTGAGGTGAGCCGCCAACTCGGGTGACTGTTGACTTGTTTACAATAAGTTTGTCATCAAATGCAAAAATTAGATTTTTGTAAGGTATGCCACCGGATTGATTGAAGGCAAGTGGAGTTGCACCGGCGGATGATATTGTGTTTGATCTGTTTTTAAATACCGCATTGCCCTCAGGGTTAATAAAGAAAGCCCCTTGTTCTGAGGTCTCACAATTCTTGATTGCTGCCAATGGAGTTCTATTGGTTGCAGGGTCAGCCTGAGTTAAGGAATCACCGGTATCTAAAGTTCTCATTGAAACAGGGAAATCTACGGTGTCAAGAATTTTATCAATTCTCGTTCCGGTATCTTGTCCAGCCGCTTGACCGGTAACCGAAGTAATTGTTGCCATTGCTAGCAATCGGAACGCGTCGCTTGCGTTAATATCTACATAGGAAATGTTCTCGGCTTGGTCATAAGTGTAAATGTAATCAGTTGTATAACCACTAAATAAGTAATGAGTTACACCCAAGTAGGTTGCTGAAATTCTAAGTTTTCTTAAAGGTGTTAAAAAGCCAAATAAATCTGAACTGGTATTTTGAGGATTGAAACGACCTGTTTGGTCATAAATACGAACGGTGCAAGTTCCTGCCTCGTAAGTATCTCGGCTTATATTTCTACCGCGTCGAATTTGTATCTGTCTAGTTACATCGGTTAAGTTTATTACTAGGGCAGGGGCTGAGGAATCTGAAAGTAAACCTGTTCCTAGAACACCATTCACAGGGTCGTCCAATGTGAAAGGGTTTCCGAAGGTAGCACCGGACGAGAAATTTAGGCTTACATCTAGTACAGGTAAACTCATGTTATCGGTTTGGGTTTACCGTTGCAAAAGAACCTGAAGCGGACGAATCAATTAAACCATTGCGCAACTCGTTTAATAATTGTTGAGTAGCACCATTGACATAAATGTTAGTCGTTGAGGATGGTTGAGCCTGACCAAACGGAGTTCCAACATAGTTTGCTGCCATGTCATAACCACCCTGAGAACCAATGTAGGTGCTTACATTTGAACCGGCTTGACCAAACGGAGTTCCAACATAACGACCACCGGCGTCATAACCGCCCATCGCGCCAATCACTCCGGCAGGTGTTGAACCGGCAGGCAAGTTCATGCTTGCTAATAGTTTTTTAAGTAACTCAATTTGTTTAAGCAATAAGTCAATTTCGTCTGACCATCCGCTAAACGGATAAAGCGCTCTCGGTAGTTTGGCAATAGCGTCGGCAAGGTTAGTGGTTTGTAATTGTGATTTAAATAACTCAGTTGCCAGTCTTTGCGCTTCGGTTGCATTCTCTTGCAATAAAGCCATTTGTAAAGATAATCTTAATTTCTCTTGGTCTGTTATCTTGTTTTGCAATGCTGCATAAATCTGAATTTGATCCATGTCAAAGATTGCGCCGGCTTGCTCAAGTTTCTTTCGATCAGCCTCAATTTTCTTTTGCTCGGCGATTAAAGCCTTTTCTTTAGCAATGGCGGCTTGTCGTAGTCTTAACTGTCTTGCAGCCTCTTTCTGTAATTTCTTTTCCTCTTTTTGTAATGTTGTATA